GGTGAATCAATAGCTAAGTAGCTACAGTTAAACCCTGCTACGTTATCTTTGTCAAGTGCCTCACCTGCTGTCATCATACACCGCATAGAAGGCATAACCTTTTGACTGTGTATACCCTCATACAATCGAGTAGCTGTTTTCTTATCTATTTGTTTTCTGTTAACCCAAAAGTCTACATACCTTTGTACTGTTTCTTCCCAAGTCTCACGCCTGCCTTCTTTAGTTAGCCATCGTGCATATCTAGACTTGTGTATAAATTGTTGATACTTATCCATTAAAATCTCCAAAGGTTATAGCTGTCCAAAACTCTTTATAAAAACCTGCAATGTCTTTACGGTTATCCCACAGTATTATAGCCGGAACATATACTGGAGAAATTACAAATAAAGCTAATGCTTTAAACGCTAGCTTTTGTTTCTCTGTTAATGTGATACTCCAATCTTTATTCGACATCTATTTCCTCCCACACATTTCCAATAGTTATATTCATAAAAGGCAATAGAATTACTGTGCCTTGAAACGGCATAACATCATGTTCGCCATCTCTGATTGTCCAGACGGGACGGCTATCGGCGAACTCAATATCGAAACCGAAACCATTTCTAAGCTCTATCGTCCAGAGCCTCTTCAAAAAATTGTATGTCATATTCTTTCCTCGTTTGTTTTTTCCTAGCAGTCTTAGCTTTAGAAGACCTCGTTATGTTTTTAAACTTTTTCTTTCGAGCAAACTGATTCCTGCGCTCTTCTTTTCTATCCATTACCACCAACCTAAATTAGTACCGTTATTAAATATAATCATAAAGCAAGTAGCAATATGGACAAGCCACCAGAATGTCCGGATAACCGCAACAGTATCTGCTTGGCTGTTAGTCTCTCCAACTTTTTCTCCAAGAGACTTAGCCCAGATGCGCCACCACTTTCTACACTTCATAAGATTTAATTAGTTTATCTAAATACCATCGTGCTTTTTTCAAGTCCTCCAAAGCTTTACCCTTGTAAGACATGCGCCATATATATTTCTGGCAGTTGCCTTTGAGGTAGCCTTGAAACTGGTCGAGGCTCATAGACTCTTCAATAGCTTCAATGCATTCAACCTTTCCTGTATTATAGTGGGCAGGGTTGTTAACTGGGTCGTTCTCCCAACAGTCAGCAAAGTCTTGTGAGTCGGCAGTCACCTCTGGGTCTGTACCTCTAGTGCTGTCATAAACCCAGTGTGAGTTTAAGTCTCGCATGTAATCTTCAAATGTAGGTTCTCTCTTCATTTAAATGTCTCTCTCTTTTTTTTGTTAATCCAGTTGTCGGGTATGCTATCTTCGCTGAACCACCTAAAGTTATTCTTGTCAGCCCACTCTGAGTGAGAGCGTCTTGTGCCATCCTTACGCACCTTAGCTTGTGGCATTGGTGCGCTTGGATTGGCAAACAAGAATACAAGTTCAACATCGTCAGGCAAAGCTTTATTAATCCAGATGTACTTGCTGTACTCAGCACTATCCCAGAACCTGCCCTTTGCTTCTAGCAAAATCTTCTTGCCGTTAATAGTTTTAACAAAGTCAGGTTCGTACTTGTGCTCTACGGTATACTCTACTTTATCAACATGATGTTCCCAGTTGTCAAGTATACCTGAGTGCAGTTCATACTCCCAGTTAGAGTCATAACCTTTGACTAAATTCTTTTCAACAGGTCGTTTGACTCTTGCTTTTCTAAAGCCTTTCCGTACTTTTTTCAATATAGCCTCCGTGCTAAATTCTACGTTGCTGTATCTTCCAGTTGACATCATCTAGTGTGAAGTCTTCTACCGCTTTGTTAGGAAACAAACGTAGTAATTGTTTTAGTTTTTTAGTAACGTGACGTATTCCAAACACGCTGTTATATTTAACGCCTAAACCCCAAACATGTGTTTGCTTGGGGAGCATGTCAATTAAATTGGAAGGGTTTACTTTTGCCGCTTCGCCATCAGGAAGTAAAGACTTAACCCAATCAAGTTGTATATCTGCAGCGTGATTCCGAATACGCTTACTTAGTCTTCTGTTCATAATACCTCTTCTACTTTTGGTTCGGCTACGACTTTTGTGAGGTAAGCATACCCTGTAGAGTATTTAAAAGTTCTTAACCCTGCACCATCGTTAGCATCTTTGTGGCATTCGTGCTTATACTTACACCACGAACAACCCTTTGGCAATCTCATGTTACCTTTCTTACCATCAGGTAAAGGAGTATAGCATAGTTCAGGCGGTGTGTCAAGCTCTAAATTAGATTTAAGAGAATTAATTGTAGTATCTATGTTAGGTTTATCTAAGTCATCAGGCTCGAACATACAGAGCTCACCGTTTTCTTTGTTGATAACTAAGAATGCACCGCCATCTGTACCCTCTGCTTTCTCATAACCTGCAAGCTGTCCGAGATAACCAAAGGGGTCATCAGCATTCAACGTGCCGTTCTGAAACTTCTGAAATGCAAAGCGAGATGCAGACTTAACATCTACTACTTGCCCGTTAATCTTACAGTCCATGTGTCCTACAATGCCGTTGACTGTAACTTCTTTCTGCTCATCAGTTACACTGTGCCCTGCCATACGAACAAGCATAAGTACAATCTCTTCTAACACATGACCATACAAGAACTTAATCTGAGTAGGACCATTAACACTACCTCTACCGTTCTCATCACGCTTCTCAAACCACAGCTGACGTTGAGGCTTACCTACGTTAGACATACGGAGTGTGAAGTTAGTGTCACGTTTACGAGGAGTAGCCCAATGTAGTATAGCTTCTTTCATAGATGCCATAGTTTCATCGAGTGCCTCCTCCGTTATTGGAAGAGGCTCACCCTCAGATAGGTTCTCTAGTAGTTTATATACGTCAGGTACTACAGTATTAAGCGGCTTCTGGCTCATCTTCTATCTCCTTGAATGCTTTGATTACATCAGACGAAAACAACTTCTGCAAGTTTAGCAGATACATCTGGCTTGCACGGTTGTCACCGCCTGATACAGTCTTAAAGCTATCTAGTTTCTTTACAATCTTCTTGAGTGTCTTAGTATTAAACACGAGTGTACAGTATTCATCATCACCAATACATAGATTATGAAACCAATAGTCCGACTCGGTTGCGTCAATACCTGACGGCTTACCATAAGACTTATACTCAATGCAGATGTTACCTGTCTTCTGCCACAAGTCACGCTCAGATTTTACTTCTATCTTTTTATTTGTAAGCATATCCGCAATCTTATCTTCACGAACAACGCCATACTGTAGGTCAATGTCAAACTTCTTTCTGTCTTCTTTAGTGGGTTTCATGCCAACCATCTCCGATGTTGTAGTCCCCATCAAGAGGACAGTTTAAGTTTAAGTTCTTACCTGCTTGTATAATAGCTTCGATACCTAGCTGTCCTACTTTCTCAGCTTGTGAAGCTCTACACTCTATCTGCCATTCGTCATGTACATTAGCTACTATTTTTGCATCAATGCGTTTGAGCCATAGGTTATGGTCAAGTATAACCAAAGCTTCTTTCATAACTATAGCACCTGCTGATTGCAGTAACGTGTTGAGTGCAGCATGTTCGCTGCGGACAAAGAGCTTACGACCATCTAAACCTTTTAGAAATCCTTTCTTGCTCTCTCTTTGAACTCGTTGGATAAGCTGTTTAAATGATGGTAGACTATCAAGAAACTGTCTTCGCAATTGTTTACCGACTGCCTTGCCTCGCTTAGCCACTGACCCAAGCTTTGCATCTCCTGCTCCGTATAGGAGGGCATAGATGAAAGTCTTTGCCTGATTTCTAGATTCAAGTCCTGCAAGTTTTTGGTTAGCTGTGTGAATGTCTCCGTTGAGTATTTCATTTGTATAGTCCTCATCGTTCATATAGTGTGCAAGCATTCTTAGTTCTAATCCAGAAGCATCAATGCCTACCAGTTTGTTACCAGACTTAACAGTCCAACAAGCTCTACACTCTGCACCGTAGGGTGAGTTAGTGCTAGGTACTTGTGCCGTGTTAGGGTGGCTGTGTGTCATACGTCCTGTTACTGCACCGTTAGGGTTGACGTATCCTCGTACCCTGCCGTCAGATTCTACTGCTTTAATCCAACTGTTGACCTGAGCTAATCGCTTTTGTAGCATGAGATACTTAGCTATCAGCTGTGCTTCTGGTATATCTTTTACCTTAGACAATGTACCCTCATCAACAATAGGCTGACCAGTAGGTGTATAGTTCTTAGGATTCCAACCTGCTTCAATTAGATACTCACCAATCTGTTTACGAGAGCCTAGATTAAACTCAGTATGTGTGTCACGTTTGTGAGGCTTACCGTCTTGTTCCATCTTGAGCCACTCATCGTCAGTAAGACGTACACCTTTATCGTGTTGGTCTTTAGCTGTCTTAGATAGCTTGCCTGTCTTGGTGTACTGTGGCTTTAGAATCTGTGTAGTAACACGAGGCTTGAAAGTCTCATGCACCTCAGACTCAACAGCCTGTAGCTTCTCACCAAACATAGCTACAAGCAACATAGCTTTACGCATATCAAACTCAAAGCCGTTGCGTCTTTGTTGGTCTACAATCTTAGCTACCTCATGCTCAAGTCTTACTGCTTGTGGTGTGAAGCCACGACTCTCTAGCTTAACAGCTTCGTACACCTTAGTGTTTAGCTCTACGTCACGCTGACAATACTCTAACATCTCTGGTGTGTAAGCATCCCAAGCAGTGTCGCTCTCACCATAGTCACCCTTGTTGAATCCTAGTCGGTAGCCCCAAGACTCTAAGCCGTGTCCACCCTCACGGGTTGGCTTAAACAATCTGGATAGAACTAATGTATCTACAATCTTCTTGTCGCTTAGGTCAACACCCTCTACATCTTTGAGTGCAGGCAAGTCATAGCCTATGATATTGTGACCGATTAGTTTAGTGGCAGACTTGAGAAACAAGTAGCCTGCTTCGAGCTGTGTGTTGTCGAACGTAAACACTTCCTTAGTGTCTACGTCCTGTGCTACAATACAGAATATCTTTGTGGGACTAAGCCCATTTGCTTCTATGTCAAATACTATGTTCATAGTTCGTCTCCATCAAATGCGCTATAGTTATCACCGTCAGCTATCTCGGATAGTCTACCTGTGTCTGAGTCATACATTAGACTGCAAGCAACACCAACGTCACCAGTATATCTAGACTTGAGTACACGCACCTTTGTGGTGGATGCCTCGATGTCATCGTCTGACTGCTGATTACGCTCAAGAGATATAACTGAATCGCTAAGCTGAGCAATGGACTGACTGCCACGCAAGTGTGATAGTCCTGTCTCGATGCCGTTCTCATGTCCACGGTTGCCGTCAACCCTACGGAGGTGAGACACCAGTATCATACCGACACCTGTCTCTTCTACAAGAGAGCGAAGACGGTGCATGATACTGTCAATAGCTTTACGTTCATCACCATCAAGTGCTTGGAGTACAAGCATGTGGAGGTGGTCAACAACTACCCACTTACAATCTAAACCGACAATCAAGTAGCGTAGCTTGCTGAATATATCATCTAAGTGATTGACACCGAGGTGAGCATGAATCCAAACACGACCATCGTTCTTACCCATGAATACATCACGGTATAATTCTAGTAGCTTCTCCTCGCCTGTCTCTTCTTTGACGCTGTTGAGATGTAACTTGGCGTTAGCTTCGATAGACATAATGCCCTCGGCAGTCCTAGCCCAGTTCTCTTCAAGTGCCACGATACCTACGTTGTCTTCGGTGTGGTTGATGAGCCAGTGTTCAATCTCTCTAGTAACACTAGACTTACCTAGACCAGTACCGCCAGTCAATGTAACTAACTCGCCTTGACGCATACCCTCT